CCAGCAAGTCGGTGATTTGACCAATGGGCTCATTAACTTCAAGTTCGCGCCATTCCTGCACAAGCAGTATCGCTTGGCAAGAGGTAGGGCAAACGCTGAGGCGGCCCTCCGCTCGCTTGCTGCTTATTCCACCACCACTTTGGGCTCGTCGCGGCAGCATCTGCCGAGCCGTGCGTGGGATACAGTCCGGTCTATGCCGGATGGGGTGCGCACGCAACATGCCACTGCTGCGTTGATGTCAATGCTGGGCCCTCAGCCCATCGATGAGGTGCGCTCCTACTTGCGCTACCTCAAGAAGTTGCATCCTCCCGCTGGAGATGACGACCCAGCTCGTGCGGCCCTCAATGATCTGCCGGACACGTGCACCTGGAATGAGGCGGTGGCCGCCATGGCGAAGTCCATTAAGTTGCAAGACGGCAAGCCGGTGACACGGCAATGTTCCGTATGCGACAAGGACATTGAGCTGCCGCGATCTGCCGTTGGCGCTGGACGCACTTATGTCTGCCGAACTTGTGCGGCCAAGCAAGCTGATAAGCCACCCACCGCAAAGGCAGCGGTGCCCTCAGCAGCCGAACGCAAAGACAAGGTCAAGGCCATGGCCGCTAGCGACAGACGTAGAGCCGCAGCTAAAGGCGCTTTGCTCAATCGGCTGAAAGCGCTTGAGGGCAAACCGGCGGCTGCAGCACTGGAGCGCTTGCCCGCCACCACTCGCGCCATGGATGTGCCATTCCATAGCCGATCACCGGAGCGCAAGGCTGCGGATACTAGCGTTTCCAAGGAAGCGGCGCCGCCTGCCAGCGAAGAGATTGAAACTGCTGCAGAGCCCGATAAGACAGCCTGGTGCGAGGATCTGATCAAGACTGGCCGCTGCATCAAAGGGAGTGCGTGTGAGTTCAAGCACTTAAGCCCGGGCACTAAGCCGCATGTTCAAATGACCCTTGATCCAGAACCGTTGACTTCACCGGGGGACCATTTCAGGGAGCGCCGGGATCCTTATTTGGGAGCTAACCCTGAAAACCACCACCTGCGCGTGCTGGAGCCATTGCCTGAAGCCTGGGCCGACTATGACGTGCCAGAGTGCAGGGTGCTTGGAATCAAGGCTCTGAGCAGTATGCCGACCGAAGCGCGAAATCGGCATTTGCGCACGCCACTGGGGGCCTTTATAGATTACGACACTACCAAGAAGGTCCGGCTGCTTACCAGTGTCGTAGAGGCCATGCGCGAGCACTTCTTGTTCAGCCCGGCAAGCATGGAGGTGGGTGAGTTTTACGTTGGTTGTCATAGGTGCGTGCGGCTGACTGTAAACTTGCGCATAACCGCGGCTGAAGTCAAGCGCCACAAACACTATGCCTCATTGCTTGGGTGGTACGATCAGCGCCACAATGAGGATGTTGCCAGGGTCCATGGCGAGGCGTGGAATTTTTCACGCGCTCTTAAGATGTTGGCCTTGGCACGACGTTGGCCGGTGACAACGGGGCTTGCCGCGGGTGTGGTGACGCTAGCCGCTACCACGGGGCTGCGCTTGGCGCAGCAAAATGCTCGCATTAGCCAGCTTGCCGAAGTGAATTACGCGCTGGCTTCTGCGTTGGCGCCCAAGCTACGTGCCGTCACGTTCGCAGGCAACGCAGCTAAGGCAGCGTCCTTCGCGGGTGATGTTTGGACCAATGCGACCGACATGGCCAGTGCTTGGACCGAGGAACAGGCTTGGCGCGAAGCTCGCATGACACATCATTTTGGCGGGGACATGCGTGCCTCGGTTCATTCCTTGGTCGATCGTACCGCCAATGCCGTTGCGTCGCCCCGTAGCACCATCCACTCGCTCATTGACCGCACTCTCAACAACACGCCTGGCGTGACGTTGGAGGCCGCGCTGAACAGGGCGGTTCATGGGCCACGTGCTCTGTTGTCAGACTCTTCGTTTGTCAACACTTTCTTCAAGTCCTTTTATGGCACGTGCTTGGAGGAGGTGTTGAAGCATCCGGAGCAGCTTGCGGCTTCCACTGGCACCAAAGTGTTCGTAACCGGACTGTCGGTCACCAACACCATTGTAGTGATTGAGGCCTTGTCTACAGTGCTGGCGTTCATGGGCGCAACCGTGGAGGAATTTTGGGCAGCCCTCGGGTGCCGACTTTTGACCACGGGCATGCACTATGTCACCTGGGCACTCCCCATTCAACAAGCGGTCCCTGTGCACTACCTGTGGAACCAACTTGTAGCCCCTGGCATGTCACGATTTGTGAACAGCTTCAGGCCACTGGCGGCCTCTGAGGCCATTCGACATGCCCTTTCCGGAGCCTTGGCACCGGCGCTTCTTAAGCTGGTGAGGTGGGCACTTCGCCTGATTGAGACGCGCGTCAAGTTGGCGCGGTTGGGCAATGCGGTGCGCGCCTTGCAGCTGGCTGCCCAGATTAAAATGGCTTGCGAGCGCACCGCTCTGGTCGCGACCGACAAGTACTTGCACCGGCGCCGAGACAGGGAACCCAAGCCCATCACCGCCTACCTTGGTGACTCCATGGTGCCCACCAAGCTCACCAAGATCAAGGCGGGTGTCACTATCCTCCAAAAGCCCCACGACGATCTGGAGGATAGTTTGGCGCAGGTGGAGCGGTGGGCCTACTTGAAGGACGACAGGCGTAGTCTGCTGAGCGGTGACTTGACGCAAACCGGCGGGGTTTTAGAGCATTCCATCCAGCGTGCACTCATATGCTGGAAATACGGTTTTGGGATGCCTGAGTACCGGCCCGTTTATCCGGCGTTCAGTCAAGAAAATCACCAGGCCGTCGCGCGGCATCGGATCGCCAAAGCTACGCAACTCGGTGATTTTCACTCAATGTTGGACTTCGTGGAGTTCTGTTACCGCTTCGATCACAAGCTGTTCAGATGGCCCAACGGCACCATCATGGGGCGAGTCCACCCGATAACTTGGGAGGCCGCCCTCAGAAGCCTTGGATCGTCGCCGCAGGTGAAAGTGCTTTTGCAGAAGACACACGACTGGTTGGAGAGCAAAGGAATCACCATCCATAGCCATCTTTCGCCGGGGGTGTTGCGGTGGGTTGGCCGAAGCTTCAAGGTGTTTCTCAAGCGGGAGGGGTTATCCTTGCGATGGAAAGGGGAGAAGACTAATAAAGCGGCTCGGCCGATTTGCCCCATGCATCCAATCTTTCTATGTCTCACTGTCCAGTATCTGTTAGCGATCCAGGGTGCTGTCTTCAAATGCTGGGGAATGAACTTCTTCTTGGTCATGTCGGGAAAGGAAGTTAGCTGTGCTGACATCGGCCGTGTCCTGGGCGAAGCCTTTGAGGCAAGCTGGGAACTGGTCGAGGATGATTGCGGCACCTGGGACATGTCGAAAGACGAGCAGGTTGTGCCACTGAACAAGCATGATGTGCTGTGGTACAAGCGTCACGGAGCGCCGCGGGCGACTTGCCAGCTGATGCTGATGGCCACCAGCTGCAACTTGCGAATGCCTTTTGGCATCAAGATTGTCAAACCAGATGGCCAGACCAACTCGGGGAGCGTTGACACTTATCTCGGGAATGGGCTGCGCAATGCCAAGGCACACCTGTACGTCTATATGCGCACAGTTTACAACTTGCCTGGAGCGGAAGTCCGTCGTGTTATGTTGCATGATGGCGCTTTCGGGCCCAGCCCACCGGACATGTTGAAAGTGGCCAAGACGCAGAAGATGGTGGTGGCTGGCGACGACGATGCGGCCGCCCACAAGCCGTTGCCGGGTGGACTTGGAGTGCCCTTTCAATTGGGCATGGCTGCTTTGGGCCATGAGGCGGAGACGCGCTATTGCACTACACCTGATACTTTAGGTTTCTGCTCGAAGGTCAATTTGATCAGCTCAGAGGGTTGGCGGTATTCGACGTTGGCTGGCCGCGCTCTTAGCCGACACGGCTACATCTGTGATCCGCCCCGCGATGTTGAGCCTGAGTCCTTGATGCGAGGGGTTGCATTGTCTAGTTTGGACAACGACTATCACAATCCACTGCTCCGAGCGTTGTGGCTGCGCATTTTGGACTTGACCAATGGGCATGAACCATGGTTTGACCGCAAGCGTGTGCACAAGATGGCCGCCGGCAAGAGGGCCGAGCCCACGGCTCAGACTTGGGAACAGCTGGAGTATCGCTACGGCTGGAACCAAGAAGTACAGCGGCGTTGGGTGGCGCACTTGGCCACTCTGAAATTGGGTGATGACATTGATTTTCCCGAGGCCGCCTGGGCATGTTCGGTAGACACCGACGGCCCAGTACCTTATGCCACACACCCAGCTAAGCAGCCCCTTGACAAGGAGTTTGCCGCTTTGGGGCCCTTGTTATACCCAGAGGTGGAGTTGTTGGAGGAAGGAGATTTGCCCAACATAACCGCCCAAAGTCCCGCTTTCGAATCCTTGCTCACGGGGATTGAGCGTGGCTGTGGCGACGGGTATGCTGAGTATCTGGCCAGGACGTGCAATAAGCGAGCGCATGTGGCTGAGGGAAATACGGCAGCGTTGGCTTCCGCTGCTGCCGTCGCCACGGCTATCGCTGTGGCCCTCAAATTGGGACCAGGCCCGGCTGCCGGCCCCGCCCCGACGATTGTCCAAGTGCACCTAGATTGGGGGACCTTGACTGAGACCATTGATCTGCCTCTTGAAGATGGTATGGTGCAGGCGGACGATGTTTTGGCCTATTGCTGCATTAAAACTGGCCTAACAATCAATGACCTGATCGCCATGTGTGAGGGGGTGCAGCTCACTCCTGGCGGACGGGCCCCACCTGCTAATGGCCGGTTGGAGGTCAAGGTGCTCTTCAAACTGAGGGGCGGAGCTACAGGCAAGAAGACTAAGAAGTTGGCGAAACAAGTGGCCAACATGGTGATTGGCCGGAGCAAAAAGAAGCAGTCCGTCAAAACCAAGACTCGCAAAAAGAAGAAAGCTGAGGGCGGCGCCAAGAATGAGCACCGCTTGGTGACCGGTCAGGTGATGTTGGCCGCCTCCACTTCAAATGCTGCGGCCAGCAAGCGAAAGGGCGGGGGCACTGCGAAGAAACCCAAAATACCGCGCCCGATGAAGGACCGTGTTGCCGTGGCTGGAGGCGTCGCTAGATTGTGGATGCGAGCTATGGAGAACCCATTTCAGCATGAGCCGCCTAGGTTTGGTGCGGGGAAAATATCCACTAGAATGGTGCGGAAGGATCAAACCTTGACGTTACCCATTGCGGTGTTCACCTCAGCTAACAACCCCAGCGGCGTGGCTTGGACCTATGTCACGCCTGGCTGCAACAATGCTCCAATTTGGATAACGGATCAGGCTCCTATTGCCGCCGTCAGTATGGCCACAGTATTTAACAACGCCAATTGGGCGGCGAGGAGTTACAACTGGGCTCAGCAGAACAGCATAGGATCTTCATTTGACAACGGGC